ATAAGATTCACATATGGAGATTTATTCCTAAAAATGTAAAGTGCATAGAAATTATTTTAGATTCGTTACCATATGACTTCAGAATTCCTGGATTTGTCAACTACCTTAATGATTTTACGACTAGCCCCAATTATCATCTTGCCTCTTTCGAGGGTAACATTGCAAAAACCTTAACAGAATTCACCGGCAAGAATGTATTTCATTTACATCATGGTGCATACACAATAGCCCAGAAAACATCCCCAAAAAAACATCCAGACAGATTGATGTTTTGGGGGTCAATTGGGGCTGAACTAGGAAGAAATGATGCCACTAATGACCTGTTATCAACTTTGACTCAATTCAATGTATGGGGTCTGAATAAAGAACGGTTATCTAATACGGCTGATGCGATGAAGGCTTCTAGTAACTTTTACGGGTTTAGCGAACTTTCTAACGCACTAGATATTAGCCTTCAGGACCTATTAAGACCAGAGTGGGTCCAAGCGCTATGTGCTATAGATTCAGCACTAAAACGATATAGAAGGTTGTTTTTAATTGAGTCCATACTCGATTACCCACTCGATATATACGGGAAAAATTGGGAGCAATATCTTCCAAAAAAATCCGGCATAAGAATAATGAAATTCACTCCAGATGATAACTCGGTGTTTTCTTATGCCTGCCAAGAGTATGCAGGCGTGGTTAACATTGATCCCAACTGGGGCAATGGCACAAATGAAAGAGCAATAACCGCACTTGCTTTAGGTGTAAATGTTGCTTCAAACAAGAATGAAATGATTAAAGATATACATGGTCATTATCCATACGTTCTTGACCGCCAATCAATTAGAGACGCTTGCAAGTTAGCTTTGGATACAAAAAATGTTCTCTCAGACCTACCTCAGTTTAGCTGGAGCGCTGTTATTAAAAAATTACTCATCGAATGCGCAGGCCAAGAACGTCATCACTTCACTCCATAAAACGCCGCCATCAGCGGATGCACCTTGATCTTCCGTCTGGCGGCACGCTCACGCGCCAGCCGGAAGTCCTTGTCCTCCTGGGACTCATTCGCACGCAAACGCTGCACGCGCTCATACCCTGAGTAGGCTGCAGGACGCGGGGCGTCGGTCCCTATGCCCCAGGCGTAGACCCTGGCAATTGTCCCCTTGGTGCGAGACCAGCCTGCGACGTACACCTGGCCGCGCTCATGCATCTTCTTCATGTTGTACTCAACGGCACGCTCAGATAGGAACACGGCAGCCGCCAACTCCTTACGCGTCATAGGGCGCTTCTTCAGCGCCTGCTCAATTTGTTTCAGTCTGGTGGGCTTCATGTTTGTTACATCAATAAATGCTAGATTCCACGCAACTTTGTGGAGTCACCATGCAACCTAAAGTTTCCCGAGAAGAGTTTATCAAGGTTTGGAACCGACACGGCTCTGCCGCTGATGTGGCAAAGCATCTGGATATTTCTGAGCGTTCTGTACATAATCGTCGGCGCAGAATAGAGAAAGATTCAAACCAGCCTCTTGTCAGTGCCAATGAACGAGCCAAGGCATTTGCGCATATGCAGCCCATACAGACCTCGCTCAATCGGGTTGACTTAGGCATATTGGACCAAACCATAATCGTTTTCAGTGACGCGCATTTCTGGCCTAACGAGTACACCACCGCGTACCGTGGCCTGCTGTGGGCTATCAAGGAACTGAAGCCGCACGCCGTTATCAGCAATGGCGATGCATTTGACGGGGCTACTATCAGCAGGCACGACCCGTTGGGCTGGTCCAAGACTCCAAGCGTTATTGAAGAACTGAAGGCGGTGCAAGCCCACCTCGGCGAAATTGAGGAAACGGCCAAGGCAGCTAGGCACAATGTAAAGCTGCTGTTTACTTGGGGCAACCACGACACGCGCTTTGCCAACAAGCTGGCGTCGCAGGCTCCGCAGTACCGTGAGGTGCATGGGTTCAAGTTGCAGGACCACCTCCCAGCCTGGGAGTTTGCCTGGTCGGTTTGGCCGACAAAGAACTGCATCATCAAGCACCGCTACAGATCTGGAGTCCACGCCGCGCACAACAACACGGTGAACGCCGGTATCTCGATTGTCACCGGCCATCTGCACTCTCTGAAGGTAACGCCTTATGCCGATTTTACTGGTAACAGATATGGTGTAGACACCGGAACTTTAGCGGAAGTGTACGGTCCGCAGTTTGATTATGGCGAAGGAAACCCGCTGAACCACCGGTCCGGATTTGCGGTCCTGACATTCAAGGGTGGTAAGCTTTTGTGGCCCGAGTTGGTTCACAAGTGGACTGACGGGCAAGTGGAATTTCGTGGTCAGATCATCAACGTCTAAGGAGTGTTACATGTACCAGTTTGAAATGCTTATCGAGTCCGGCTCTATCACCGTCGAAACCGACGACATGGCCGTCATCACCGTGATCCAGGCAATGGCCGCATACCACGATGCTTACGGTTGGGATATCGTGGAATACGAAGAGGAAGAGGAAGAGGAAGAGGAAGAGGAAGAGGCCGAAGAGGCCGAAGAGGCTTAATCCTGGTAGACCAGCACCAAGGCATCGCTCACCGATGCCTGTATCTCAGACACGGTCTGCTCAAAAGGCAGGCCGTGTTTTCTATTTGAGCGCAGCACTTCATTGATCTCAATCAGAGCTTGCCAAGCGTGCTTTGCCTGGATAGCCTTGATGGCCTCCTCTTCGTCGTCAAACGTGGCTGTTATTTTCATGGCGGCGGGCAGTTGTCCGGGATTGGCACCGCCGCCCACACGGCTGTGTACTGGCCCCTGTTGGGACCAATCCATCGGTCGATGTAGCAGTCGGCCATCTTTGGCAACGCGCGTCTGACGCTGTTCTCATCCAGGCCAGTGCGGTCTGCCAGGTCTGGCGCGGTGAGCCCGTCCGGGTTGCCCAGCAGGTGGGCACGGATGGTGGGGTGTTGTGATACGGTCATTCCTTCACCTCAACTTCTTCAAAAGCGCTGATGTGGTACACGTTGCCGTGCTCGTCTGTACACACGCTGTACATACCATCAATGTGGTGGAACTTCAACTCCAGTCCATCTTTTAGTACGATCATGCTATTTCGGGGTACGTCATAGAGCTTCATTCGTCTTTGCCTTTGATGTCGTAAAACCAATCGTCACCTGCTGACCATTTGCGCGTACCGTCTACGGTCCAGAAAGTTTGCGCTGCCTGGAAGTCGGGGAACTTCGTTTCAGAAGGAACCAAAGACTGGTCGTACCACAGGCACCGGTTGTTTGGCTGGCAGGCAAACTGCCCGTTCTCAAGGCGGATGAAGTTAAACGACTTGTGCTCCTCGGCCTGCTCGGTAAAGCCGGTGTCAACGTCCATGCCGTCAGCGCAAAAATCCACGGTGAACAAGTAGTTGCCGTAGTGCCACTGCTTGTCTTTGCCCAGGAACTTCACGCCCAGGTTACGCAAAGCGATCTTCTCAACGACCGTGAACCGGTAGCCCATGCAATCCCATAGCTGTAGGAAGTCAATGGGCAGATCACCGTGGTCTTCTTTCCAGACGTATGCGTGGATGGGCAGCTTGTCGTACAGCGCGCCGTATGCGGGCAGCAAAGACTCAATCCTGAACACCTGGCCGCGAAGAGCTTTTATGCTAATCCAAACCGCAGGCTCCAGTTCCCCGTGGCCCTTGCTGAAGTTGTGCAAAAACTCACGCTTCACAAAACACTTTAATGGCGGCAGTGCCGCAACGATGTAGCTCATAAATTTTGCTCCTTCAGCAACTGTTCAAGAGTTATATCCACCTCAACCTGCGCAGCCATCCCATCCGCGTAGCCCCTTGCATATGACGCCTCTTCCAAAGCAATCAACTGGTTGATAAGCCGCTGTTGTATTTCGCATATCCGCGTCAAACTATCCAACGCCAATTCTCTTTTGCTCATACGTTCTGGTCCTTCAGTAGTTTCTCAATCGCTTCGGCAAACAGCTTTAAGCCTCTTGGCAGTCTTGCTGTTAACGGGTCTATCGCCACCAATGCGGCTAGGCGCTGCTCATCGGTCAGCCCTAGCCACGGGCGCTTGTAATCCTGGGTGTCGTCGTCGTCTTCGATGCGCGCCCTTGCCATCGCGCGCTTGGCCGGGAAGCCACCGGCACCTTGTCGGCGCTCCATCTCTTCCCAGGCTTCATCCTCTTCTGTTTTCATAGCAACCCATTCCTAACGGTGATGCAAGTGCCTTCGAGCTGCGCAATCATCGCGTTGCCCTTCAAGGCCATTTTGCGCAGGTTGTCCTTTTGCGACTCCAGCGCAGCGCGGCATTGCTGCTCGGACTTGTACCAAGTTTGAGCTTGCATGAATTCGCAATTGCCGTTCATGCAAATGAAAAGCACGGGCACAAAAATAACTTGAATCATGTGAACACACTCCATAAAACTACACCGATGCCGCCCACTACGAACAGCACCACCGCAACTGTCAGCGCAACAAACAACACGCTGAATAGCATATCGTCGTCCTCGTCGTTCATCTGCATTTCTCCGTAAAGACCGATGCCACGGTGCGGCATTGCGGTTGAGCGGTTTTATAGCCCAGGTAGAAGCACACGACTATTAGGGTTGATACGAACCCCAGCATTTGCAAGAAGGCAATGACGTGTCTCACGATTTAGCTGCCTTTCTTTTAGCGTAGTACCTCCGGGCGGCAGCGTTGGCTCGCACGCGCTTGTCGGCCTGCGCTTGGGCTTCCTCGGGGGTCAGCCGGTTGGTAAGATGCTGATTTTCCAAAGCGCGCAGGCGTGCGCTAAAAGCTGCGCATAGGCGCAAAATATCGTTGTTCATATTTTCGACCCGTTCTTCCAGATCAGCGATTCGTTTATATGGGTTCCAGTTCATGTCGGTAGCTCCTTGTTAAATACAAAATCCAGGGCCCGCAATGCCTGGTACAACTCCCTGATTTCCTGGCGCAGTTGCTGGTCGGTAGCGCGGCCCTCACCCCTTAGCTCAGCCAGCTTGACCGTTGCCGCTTCAAGCTGGTCGTTTGTCATTGATCTTCTCGATCCATGCAATGACGTCGGACTCCAGCCATACCAGACGCCTGCTGCCGGGCACCCGGAACCTGGGCGGCAGTACGTCTGGTCGGCGACGTGCGTCTGACTTGATGGTCTCTTCGCTTCTGCGCAAGAGCTTGGCCAAGTCAGCCGGGCCTAGCGTTTTCAAGCCCATAACGGCTTTTCCACTTCTGCAAGTTTTTCCAAGTAATGCTGGAGCTTGCCGCTGTCATCGGTCCCGTCTTTGCGACCCGACCGCATCCCGTATTTGATGATGTTGCCTTTAAGAAAGCCAACAAACTCTTCGTGGGTCAGCACGGCTTGCATCACGGTCCAGGGTTGCACGGTCATGTCTTTGTAGTGGGTGCCGCCCACTTGCTTTTCGTCTGCGCTCATCAGTCTATTTCCTTCATGTAGTAGGTGGTTAAAAATCCGTCTGCTTGCAAAGGCAAGCCGGGTGCCCATGCAATGTCCCGCCCCATGATCTCTTCGATCTCAGGCAGGGCATCGTGGTTTTCTGTCTCGACGATGATCTCGTCGTGGACGGTGAACAGTTGCAAGTAATCGGCCCAGTCCAGGGCAAGCATGGACTCGGCCAGGCAGTCGCGCGCAATGGCCTGGGTGATGTTCTCCACCAGCTTGCCGCCGTAGGTAGCAAGCCTGGTCCAGGTCTTGGTCTTCTGGTCCATGCCCTCATAGGTCAGCGACCCGGCACGCGCCACGGTGAAGCTCGCGCCGCTGGCTGTCTCGCGGATCAGGTCTTCGGACTCGATCCGTGGCTTAACGTAGAACAGCTTGCGTCCCGACGGCAGGGTGATCGAGAGGAAACCCGACTCCCAGGTGAAGCGCAGCTCAGCGCGGCCATCGGCAATCGCCAGGACCTCGCTTGTGCGGCGGTTCACCGCCTGCTTGGCCTCCTCCTCGACCGCGTACCAGAGCTTTACGATCTCCGGGTTGGCCGCGCGCCAGGCGTCCTTGATGGGGTCCAGCTCGTCCTCTGTCAGGCCCATGGCCAACGCGCCCATGGTCTTCAGAGCACCGGCTCCGCCCTGGTATCCCAAGGCCAGCTCGGCGATCTTGCCTTTCTGCCGGTAGGGTGACTTCTTGGTCACCGATCCAGGCGGCAGCTTGAACATCTGCTCTGCCGACGCCTCGTAGATTTTGCCGTGTGTCTTGAACACATCCAGACGCCACATGCACCAGGCCAGCCAGGCGATCACACGGGCCTCAATGGCGCTGAAATCAACCGGCATGAGGGCAGCCCCTGGCCGAGCGATAAAAGCCGTCCTGATGAGTTGTGACAACGTGTCAGGCACGTTGCCGTAGAGCATCTCCAGCAGATCGTACTGGCGGCTGCGCACCAGGGCGCGAGCCAGGTCCAGGTCTTTGAGTTTGTTCTGAGGCAGGTTCTGCACCTGGACGATCCGGCCAGCCCACCGGCCAGTGCGGTTGGCACCGTAGAACTGGGTCAGCCCGCGCACGCAATCGTCGGCGCACATCGCCCTGGCCATCGCGTGGTACTTGGACACGCTTGTCTTGGCCAGCTCTTGGCGAAGCTCAAGCACCCGGCGCACGATGGCGCTGTCGGTGTTGGCCAGCAGGCCGGGCACGGTCTTCTTGGTCAGGTCGACGATGGTGTCGTCTTCCTCTTCCTCTTGCAGCCACTTCAGCAGTTGGTCGCGGCTGTTGGGGTTGTCCAAGCCGGTGAGCTTTACCGCCTCGGCCAAGGTGCGCGTGCGCACAATCCCGTCGCACTCGATGGCAGCTTGGACCAGGTCGCGGTCCAACATCGCGCCCTGGGTCATCATGCGATGGTCCAGGTGCCAGAGCTTCCACTCCTTGTCGGGCACGGGAAACTTGGCCAGCTTCTCTGCTATGGCATCTTCGGACTCGACGTCCCTGCCGCAGTAGTCTTTGAACAAAGCCCACTTGGCCGGATCGTGGTGGGGCAGGTTGCGCGTGCGGCCACCGTTTGCCTTGGTCGGTTTGCACGGCAGGCAAAAGTATTTGATCAGGCTCCAACCGGTGGACATCTTCTGCTTGTCAGGCGGCAGGCCGACCACGCGGCCCACGTCGTTCAGGTTGCCTGGCATGCCCAGGTACAAGGCGTGGACGCTGGTGCAGCGCCACTGGGTGACGTCAAGCGGGTCGACCATGTGCTTGTTCAGGCAAGCCAGCTCAAAGGCCGCGTTGTATGCGGTCTTCAGAATCTTGGGGTCGTAGAGGGCTCGGATGATATGGGCGGGCATCTCTTCGCCCCGAGCATGGTCGATGACGTTGACCTGGCCATCGCCGTACTTGTATCCAAAAAGCATGATCTCAAACGCGTCCGACTCGACGTACTTATGCACGCCGCACTTCTTCAGGTCGACGTCGCTGTACGTTTCCAGGTCGATGCGCAGTGTGGTCATTCGGCGTACCTGGTGTCGATGAACACGGGCGTGCTGTCGCCCATCCAGGCACCGATGGTGTTGAACTCAAAAAACTCTTCCGCGTCTTCGCGTGGCATGTCTCTGGCCAGGATGTCAATCACCATGGTGCGGTCGTATGCCACCACCGGGTCCATGCCGCACCGCTCGGCGACCCCAATGATTGCTTCGTCGTAATCAGCGAGGTCGAGAAACAAGGCGTTCTCAAGGCTGTCCGCTATTCGTTCTCTCGTCGTCATCTAGCTGCTCCAGTAAAAGGGCGATGAGGCGTTCGTAATGCTTCACCAAAACCCACAGTTGTTCGTTGGTCATAAACGGTGGGGCGCTGTTACTGCGACGTCGGCCCCGCTCAGCGGGACAACCAACCGCTGGCCACGCCAGCGCCCCTAAAACTTACTCGACTACATCGACCTCTGGCATTACGTCTTGGGCCTGGGTCTGGGCTTCAGCCAAAGCCCGGTCGCGTTGCATAGCGATGTCCATAACCAGGTCGTGGACCTGGGCATGAGGCAAGTTGCGCAGGGCAATGATGACGGCGTTGATTGACTCTTCAGTCAGTTGGATTGCGTAAAACATTTTTAATTTCCTTTCAAGATAAGAAGTCTTCTTCGACCGCAGTGAAGTCGTCGCTTGCGCGCGATCCGCCGCCCAGACGTTCACCGTCCGCCAGCTTCTGCACGTTGTTCAGACCCGCTGCAATCCCCTTGTTGCCGTCCACGCTAAACGCGTAGAAGTTGATCGACGCACGGCCATAGCAGCCGCTGTAGACCTCCGACTTATCCAGGATCGGGTTCAATGCCGAATCAACCACGTCCGGCTTTTGGCCGGTGTTGCAGTTGATAAAGAAGTGGCCCTTGTACTCGGGGTTCTTTTCCAGGTCGCGCTCGGTGTCGCCGTCGCGCAGTGGCGACTTGAAGCTGGCCAGGTACTTGCCGCCCCATGTGGTGGTCGCCTTCGCGTCCGTCTTCACTGCGTCAATCGCAGTTTTGATTTTGGCCAGGGTCTCCTTGTCACCCTTGGGGATGAGCAAGCAGACGCTGAATTTGTCCTTGTCGTTCTTGTCGAACAAGTTGACGTAGGACAGGCGAGCTTTACCGGTAATTACTTTTGACATTTTGTTTTCCTAGTTTGCAATTTTGAAATCCTCGGCTGCTGATGCAGCCAAGGCGAGTGCTGGTCTCTTGTCCCCTTCGGGCACCAGCGTTGGTTTACCGGCAGGCTTGACGACCAGGTCGCCCAGCAATTCGGTGAACTTCTTTTTGCCGATTGCACTTTCCATGGCAGTGATGCCAAGTAGGCTGCGCTCAAACATGATCTCTTCGGGTATGCCGCCGTCTTTCAGCTTGGCCGCTACCGCGTCCTGGTCTACGTACTTCCGGTTGGACCGGCCTTCGACCAGCTTGAAACCGGGCACCGTGGCGCTGTGCTCGACCGCCTGCTTCAGCGCGTGGGCTTTCAGGTCGTTAAACCAATCGATCACCATGTCAGCCTGGGGCAACAGAACCGCGATGCGCTCCATGGACAGCGTGTCTACCGCCGGTGGCGTC